TTTTTCATTGGTCAATTTAGATTTTTGGTTAAAATTGGGGAAGCCGGGCATGGTGACCCGATTCTACTCCCCCAACTACTTTTGCGTCATATCTTAATTTCATCGTGTAATCGTTTTTAACGAGTTTTTATTCTCGCCTTATCATTTTACCGCTTCACCGGAGAAAGTCGCTAATTTTGCCTCTGGTGGCGTAATTTTGGCATATAGGCTTATCGTCGCATCCTCGCACCTGTAATTAAATGCCGGATTGTCGTTTCGTGCTTCCCGGAGACGGCGGAGAATCGTTCCATCCATCAGGTAATGCCGACCGGTTTTGATCTTCACCGCCGTACAGAAAAACGGGGCGTGGAATTTTTCGGGTAATTCCGCAAATGCCAATTCAACGGCCTTGCGTACTGAAATTGCTGATTTCTTTTTCATCGTGATCTAATCCTTTCTGATTTCGTTAATAATGGTTTTTTCCAAAAGTGCGGTTTCAATGTCAATGTTGAAATGTTTAGCATAGCATAAACAAACGATTATCAGGTCGGCTAATTCGTGTGGAATTGCGTCATTATTCGCATTTTTTATTTCATCCGTTTCTTCTGCCATTTTTATAATAAATTCAAGCGGCCCCGTTTCCGCCGTTATCAATCCCCTCCTGACCGTGGCGATGTAATTTCTGAATTGAATTTCTTTTAAGTTCATAATTAGAATAGTTTTTGCTGAGTATCAGAAGCGAACCTCTTTTTAACATCGGCCAGATTTTTCACCGCCTGTTTGAAATATGATTCTTTCAGTTCAATACCGACGGCTTTACGGCCCATTGAAACCGGGGCATATACTTCCGTTCCAACCCCCATAAACGGGGTAAGTACAACTTCCCCCTCATTACTATACAAGTCGACAATACGATCAACTACGTCAAGTTGAAGAGGGTGTACATGCTTCTCATCGTCTTCGTCTTTACTCTCTTTGAACTGCAAAACCTCGTCAATACGAATATCGTCCCAAACCGAAGAGGCGTATCTCTGCCAATGGATATGACTTAATTTATTTGTTTTCGGGTCAGGCCATCCGGCATACTTCAGTTTCAAATAATCATAGCTACCGTACTGTTCTATCATTTCAGGAAGCATCGGGGTTGCGCCAGCGTAATGTAGCAACCCAAAGTTATGGGTTACCGGGACCTGATTAATTCCCTTCTTTTTGAATATCAAAACATAGTCAGGCATGGCCGTAAAGCATTCCGTAGAATCCTCTACGATCAGCTTATGCATTAACGATCTGACCATTGTTCTCATCCGGACTTTCAGGGGTTCCTTCCATATCGTTATCCGGTTACGGTATTGAAACCCGTACTTTTCATGTAGCTTGATAATCTCATTAGGAAAGTCCCAAAGTTCTCCGCTCTTGCTATCCATTACGTCCGTACAATGTACCGCCGTTATTCTTCCGGGCTTTGTAACGCGGGATATTTCTTTAATCAGAAAATCATACTGATGTAAAAATTGATCTCTGGTTTCACAGTTTGAAAAATCATTCTCTGACGATGAGTAATTGTATAACCCTGCAAATGGGGGTGAATAAACCGACAGGTCAATACTTTCATTACCCAATATCGGTAATACATACATGCAATCACTGTTGTATATTGCATAGTCTTCTTTTATAACTTGATCCTTAATCATTGGTTTAAAAATTTAGGTAGTTCAATCATTTTATCAAATCCTTTTCTTTTTTCTTCATATACAGAATGAATAGTAGAGTTGAGTTTTGAAAATAACTCGTTCGCTTTTTCAGCCTTTGCAATAAGCCCGTCTAAAACTCGCTTTTGTCCATCTGAATAAACCATGTCTACTATTACCTTCCGCTTTTGTCCGAACCTCCAGAACCTTCTAATGGCTTGATAATACTGTTCGTAACTGAATGTCGGGAAGTAAACCGTATGGTTACAGTGCTGCCAGTTTAATCCGAATGCTGTCATTTTTGGTTTTGTAATCAGCTTTTCAATTTGTCCCGATGAAAAGGCGATTAATATTTCTTCCTTTTTATCAATACTCATTGAACCTCTGATCTGGTGTGCATCCCGATCTATTTCCTGTAGTAAATCGCCCTCGTCATTTAGGTTGCACCAATAGACTGACCTTTCTTGTTTCTCGGCTAATTGTACGGCATATTCGCAGCGCTTCTCAATCGTCAATCTTTGCTCCTCTCTAACCTCGGTTAATCTTCTGGCAATGTTGTTAAATAGAAGTATCTGCCCATTAATTACCATATTTTTATCATTTTTTACAGGATGATAATTCAATATCAATTCCGGAAGGATAAACCGATCGTCAGAAAATCCCAAGTCCGACGGCTTCCTCATTGAAATACTCCATGAAGATACCCACCTGAAAAAATCATTTTTCGCATGGCCTTTTAATATCCATTGAGTACCTATGTTTTGCGGTTTTATGGTGTCTTCATTATTGGTAAAAAACTTGGTTAGCATGTCGGTATAGCCCATATATCCAAGCGCTTCTGATGATGTTCCAAGCTCTATAAAATCGTTTGGTGAAGGGGTTGCCGTAAATAAATACCGGTATCGTACTTTCTTTAAAAATGATGTTACCTGATGTTTAATTGCGCCGTCGAAGTTTTTCAATATTGAACTTTCATCCAATATCACACAATCAAAATCTGAATGATCGAATTTCTCCAATCTCTCATAATTACAGATAACTATTTTTGTAGCGAACTTTCCGTCTTTTGAATACGATATATCCCCTATGCCAAACTTCTCGGCCTCTTTTATAAACTGGTATGCTACGGCCAGCGGGGTCAAAATCAAAACAGGGCGGTTAGTATGACGAACGTAATTAACCGCCGTTGCCAGCTCTATAATTGTCTTACCTAATCCGGTGTCGACAAATACGGCGCACCTGCCTTTTTTAACGGCATACTCTGTAATATACTTCTGAAAGTCGAACATTCCTTCAGGGATATAATTACAGTCTATTCCGTAGTTGTTTGAGGTATGCCTCTTCTGTATCAAAAATTCTTCGTAATTCATAACCGGATCGCTTTTAGAATTTCGTGTTTCATCGTCACCGCCTCGGCAATCCGCAATTTCATCAGGCCAATATCTCCTGGGTCGGCATCCACGGTCAGGGCAACCATCCGAAAATCCTCGTCAATCTCCGGGTAAAAGGAAACAAAATCGCATTGATTTATTCCCGTGACGGCCATCTGTAACTGCACCTGCCAATAATATTCCGGCTTTTCCCGTTTGAAATCCGCAACCGATTTGATTGTAAAATAAATCAGGTGGTGGGTCGGGTTCATCGGGCATTTTATTTCGATCAATTTTTGAACTTCCGTGTTTTCCCAATCCGTAACAATCCCGTCAGGGGATGCGCCCGCCTCATCACACCACGGGGCCGTAATAAACTCCGCCGGGGATATCGAAGAATTGAACGCCTTGCTGTAATAAACCTTCGCCACGGGTTCCATATCCGTTCCCCGTTGCATTGCGTAGGTGGTGACCGGGGGCATTGTCGCCCCCAGTTCTTCCGCCACCTTTTCCCAGACATACGTTTCTCCGGTTTTGCCCAATCCTTTAATGCCCATCAGTCGATGGATTTCAGAAGCAGTGAATTTCCCCCGCCGTTGCATTAACCATTCATCTGTACGCTGTTCAATCATTGCCGTTCTTTTTTACAACCATCACAAAATCTTTAAATTCCCCTTCCGGGTGGATGAAGCATTCAACCAGATCACAGTCGAACCCAACGCGCCGGGCATAATCAACCAGCGCCTGCCCTGCATCGGGATAAAACCGCCAACAATCGCCGGGATATGCGTGATACGGCCCTGTTGATGGGGCATTGATGTATATGTAACCGCCCGGCCGTAATACCCTCATCATTTCGATAAATGTCAGCCAGAAAAAACGATCGTGTTCAAAACAGGATGATGACACCACGAAATCAAAGGAATCATCATCGAAGGGAAAATTCCCCTGTGCCGTTACCAACGCGTGAACGTTCGGCCCCGGTGCAATGTCGATGCCGGTATAGATTACCCCAGACGGCAACACATCGTATAATTTGCCGTTCACGTCATAACTGCCAACATCCAACACATCGGCGAACGGGGTCAGGATGTATTTATCCGCGAATTGTTTGGCTAATTGCCGGGCCGTGTCATGCATTTGTGGCCTCCTTTGCTTCCGGGATGATCCGTTTCCCCTTAACCGGCCCCTCATCGAACGCGGCGGCGATCGGGTCGTTA